CTCTTCGGCCCGGATGGCGCCGACCTCTTCCTCGGTGAACATGCGGGTGCCGGTGGGTGCCCCCCCGTCCTGTCACGATGACGGCGGGTGCCGTCTGCTCAGTTGGTGACCAGGCGCATGACCGCCGAGTCGGTGATGGTGCCGAAGCCCCAGATCCCGTACCAGGCCAGGGCGTGCTCCCGGCCGAAGTCCAGGACGCCGCCGTCGCGAAGCTCGACGGGGAGGCTGATGGCCTGGCCGAAGGCGTTGTCCCCGATCATCAGGCCCTCGAAGGCGCCCGGCAGCGGCGAGGTCGGCCACGTCTGGCCCCAGCCCGGCATCTGGACGATGCCAGGGCCGGTCGAGGCGTAGTCGTTACCGGCGTCGCCCGGAGGCACCGACTGGTCAGGCTGGTTGGCATTGACGCCGCCCGTCGCCGCCAGCGAGGTGGAGTCGAACGCCTGCCGCCAGTAGACGTTGGACACCGAAGGATCGAAGCCGGTCCGCGAGCCTGTGTACACAGCACCGATCTGGGTCGTCTCGATGAACACCACGTCGTTGAGGCGACCGATCTCGCCCAGCATGAAGTTGCCGGGGGCGGCGTACTTGGTGACCTCGATGAACTCCGGCGTGTCACGGAGACGACGGCTCTGATGCGGGTGCACGAAGGTCACGTACGTCTCACCCAGGCGCGGCACGTTCTTGGAGGCGAGGGCCTCCACCGCGTCCTTGATGGTGTGCATCGTGAGGTAGTAGCCGTTGTCCACGCCACCTGCTGTCACAGCACCGGAGTTCGCCGCCTTGGTGCCGGGCTCGTAGATGCCGTAGCCGGTGTTGATGGCCGAAGGCTTCTGGTAGCCGTACACCTCGCTGGTGGAGCGCTGGAGGCTGGTGCGGGCCTGGGTGTCGAGGTACAGCGCCATGTTGCGGCCCAGGAGCCGCGAGGCCGACGCCATCACGTCATCGAAGCTCGCGTTCAGCAGGAGTTCCGTGACGCTCACTGCGAAACCTTGCTCTGCGACGCGGATTTGGTACTGCTGCGCCGACAGCGCGTACGTCTTCATGCGCACGCCCTCCACCAGCGGACCCGCTGGGATCGGCAGGTTGTTGTAACGCATGAAGTTCACGGTCAGGCCCGGCATCACGCCCAACTCGGTCTTCTTCACCGCGAACTGCTCGAAGCGAAGAACCGGCATCGCCTGGAACAGGATCTCCTTGCTCCAGATGACTTGGATCGCCGGGCCAAGCATGGAAGATCCCGTACCGACCGCGGTGCTGTTGCTGTAGCCGCCCCCGGCACCATCGGGGAGCCCGGCCTGGTCGTAACCGACCGTGAGGCCGTACACGGACGAGGGACCGCCACCGGCAACCTGCTGGGTGCCAGTGACCGCGGACCCCTGAGGGAAGGGACTGCCCAGGGTTGTGGGCGGGAAGGTGGGTCCGGCCATGGACCACTCCTTTCAAGACGTTGCTGTTGTGACTACTGCTGAGCTTGGTCCCTGCGTAGGCCCTGCACACCGGCCGAGGTGGCAATGCCCAGCAGTTGGTCCCGATACTGCGCGAACGTCTTGGTGTCCATGCGGCGGATGTCATCCACCGAAACCTGTTGGGTAGTCGTCTGTTGGTCCATCGGCCCCCCTTGCGGCGGCGCTCCGGTTGGGGCCACTCCCCGGAGCGGTGCCCGCTGTTGTGTCACAGCGGATTGGACGGACTGCAAGATAGCACCCGTCCGCTGCTTCATGATCTCGATGGCCTGCTCGATCTGGTTCTCGTCGCCGCCGTCGATGAGGTCCCGAAGCTCGGGCAAGATCCACTCGGACTCCTGCTCGATGCGATTTCGGCGGTACTCCTGGAGGGCGGTGAACCGGCGCTCCTGCTCGAAGATGGCCCGGTCCCGCTCCCGCTCTTCCTCCATGCTGGCGAAACGCTGCTGCCACTCGGCGTCACGGCGCTCCAGCAGTTGGCGCACGTCCATCTGCTGCTCTTCGGCGGCGCGAGCAGCGGCTTCTCGTTCCTCCTGCTGTTGAGCCAGCAGGGCTTCACGTTGCTCCCGCTCCTGGCGAAGCTGCTCAAGCTCCTGCTCCATGGTCGTCATCCGACCGTAGAGCTTCTCCTTCTCTTCGGCCCGGATGGCGCCGACCTCTTCCTCGGTGAACATGCGGGTGCCGGTGGGTGAGCCGGTCTGCCCGCCGTTGTTGATGACGACCTGGGGCACAGCGCCCTGCTGGCCAGGTTGGAGGTCGGCTTGGGTGATCGGGGGCTGGCGCGGGTCTACACCCGTGATGAAGCCGGTGCCCGTCTCAGCGGTGGTCTGCTGGTTGCTCATATCGTCTCGTGCTCCATGTTGTCACACTTACTGCTCTGTTGTGTCATTTGAGTCGTAGTCCATGACCTGCGGGGGCATGGGCTGATAGGCCCTGGACATCACTTCTTCGGCCAGGCCCTGGTCTACGGGAGCAGCGCCCGCCATGCCGCCATCGGGCATCATGATCGGTTGCCCGTCTGGCGTCATGCCGGTGGTGGCCATCTGGAACTGGGCGAGTTGCATGCGGATCAGGTCGAGAGCGCCCTGCTCCTTCATGTCCTCCATCATTTCCTCGAAGATCTCGCGCAGCTTCTGATCCGGGTACTGCTCGCCCAGATCACGCAGCGCGCCCTTGCGGGACTCCAGGCTCATGGCCATCAGGGCCTGGATCTCGTTGATCTTGAGCAGCCGGTCCATGGGCATAGGGTCCGGCCAGTGGATGTCGGTGCGGTAGGTCAGCGGGTTGGTGGGGTCCAGTTGTTGCAACTGGTCCACGTCCGGCGTGACCGCACTCAGCATCGGGTTGTACATCATGCTGTCGGGCTCGAAGAGGGCCAGGTTCTTGAGGATGAGGGCGTTGACCTGCTTGAGCCCCGCCGTGTACTGGGTCCGCTTCTGGTGGTAGCGGTGCATCATCGAGGCCCACTGCATCTGGAGGGCCACGCCTGACGTGTTGCTGACGGGCTGCTGTTGACCCAACGCACCCTCGGGCACGCCGGTCATCTCGTGCATGGCCCGCTTCACCATCTCCAGGTAGCCCAGCGGTCCGGCGAAGTTCGTCTCCAGTTCGAGGTTCTCGATCTTGGCCTTCTCGTTGCCGATGGCCCAGATCTTCTTCGGTCCCTTCTCCAGGTTGGACGCCTTGGCCCCGATCACTACCGTCACCGGCGCGGAGTGGTAGTTGATGATGTCGCTGATCTCGGTGGCCTTCTCGTTGTACTCCCGGTTCAGGCTGATGATGTCTGTTATGTCAGCAAGACCCCACGGTGATGACGCAACAGGGATGTTCGTGATGTGCACGATGGGGATCTCGCCCACGGCGTTCTCACGGCGATCGATCAACTCGTCGTTGACGTACTCTTCGACCATCTCGTCGGTCAGAAGCTCGACGTAGGTGTAGACCTGGCGGGTCCCGTCCTGGGCCGTGCCCCAGAACTTGTACTTGAGCTTGAACCGAATCATGCGCGAACGGTCGTGGGGGTGGAACTCGGGGAAGCAGAAGGCGGGGTTGATGGGCAGGATGCGGACCCGACCAGGGTGGATCATCCCGGCCGGATCGACCCAGGGGTCCTCGTAGGCGATCTTGATGAACACGTCACCGGAGACGCCGCCCAGTTGACCCAACTCCCACAGGACCTGCGTCTTGTTGTTGTCGATCTCCCACACCCGCTTGAGCAGCGGGGGNACNATCAGCGTGGTGGCCTCGGGGGNGTGGAACTCGACCCCGCGTCCGAAGGTGAAGTTTGTTATGTAATCAGCGAAGGCCTTGATGTAGTTGAAGGTGAGTTGAGGCTCACCGATCTCTCGCTTGTAGGCCCAGTGGTGGCCCAGGTACCAGGCCCAGTTGCTGGCGTAGCGGTTGAGCCGGGGGCCGTGGACCTCGAACTCTTCATCCGCCAGTTCCACCAGGCCCAGCGGGCTCACCGCTACGGTCAGGTCACTGGCGGCGGCTCGGTAGCTCGGCGGGTAGAACGAAATCATCGACATCAGAACAACTGCCCCTGGATGCCGTGCTCACCGGAGTACTTACGGGGCGGGCGGGCCTGCTTGCGGACGTGCTCGGCCCCACCCGGACCCTGAGCGAACATCTCCCCTTGGCCGGGGATCTCGCCCCGAGGCGCCAGCGCCGCTCGGCGGGCCTCGTACTCGGGGTCCTTCCCGGCCCGGCGCC